CGGTCACTTGTGTGACTGTGGAGCGTTGGCGGGCTGGGACTGTGATGTCGGCTTCGTCGGTTGCCGGGGTTTGGGTTCCTTTCCCTTCTTGAATCACTTGTCCACCTTGGAGACTCTTGTTCTCTTTGATGAGTTTTTGATTCTTTTCCATTACGCTTTCTGCGATGCGTGCTGAACGCTCAGCTTGGGATTTTGTGGTCTTTAGCTGTTTGCCCAGACGACCTAGTTGATCTTTAGCATCTGCGAGCTGGGCTTCAAGCTGGCTGTTTGGCGAACCGTCGAGTTGGATGCCTTCGAGAAGTGCTTTGACTTCTGTTAGCTTCGTGGTTGCCTCAGTGTCGCTTGCAGCTGATCTTCGCGTCAATTGCTGTTCGATCGTCTGACTCTTACTTTCACAGAAAAGTTGAACCCTGCGGGCAAGGTTCGACTTGTATGATTCGACTTCTTCGAGTACGACTTGCTTGGCTGCCTTGACCTTGTCGGTCAGTTCGGCTTGAGCTTCTGCTACGACTGTAGCTTTGTACTCTTCCATGGACTCGACGATTTGTGCCGCGAGTTCTGTGGAAACACCGGACTTGGTGAGCAAGTTTTGAATTTTATCAAGGGCCATTGGGTTCTCCCGAATTGTCAACTATAATAGTGTTTGAGTGGAATTACTTATGTAATTTTTCAATCCATTTCAAAGAATTTGTTGATTTCTTTGACGAGGATTTTTTCGTAGGCTTGTCGTCCGATCTGTTTCACAATTTTGTTTTGTTGTGATTGGATTGGCTTCATGGCGAGTTCCAAGCCCTCTGCAATTTGGATAATTGCGTCGGATACGCTTGGTTTTGCAACTACGTCCCAGGTGATGAAGCGAAAGCCTTCGTTGACTAGGATGATGTTCGTTCCGTCGATACGTTGTTCTGTGAGTTGGCCTGCTCCGCGTGAGCTGATGCCGACTCGTACGTCATGTTCGAGCAATCCTCTGAGTGCGGCCCCGTGTGGGGTGCGGTGGAGGATTTCTGCTTTGCCGTAGACTTCTTTGCCGTCTTCCCAGATTTCGGTCATCAGGTGACTGACGCGATCGAGGTTGACTTTTAGGGAGTCTGGGTGGTCGAATTCTCCCATGACGCAGCGGTTGGTGATGTCTTCCTTGATCTCGTTGACCGCTGGGTTTAGCACGGTTTTCATGTCGTAGTAACGAGTGTTCTCGTTTACTGCGTTTCCGCGTTGGAGCAAGGATTCGATGCGGAGTGCACTTTCTTCTTGTCCGTTTATTCCTTCAACGATGACGTTCTCTTTTTTGAGAACTCGCATTGAGTGTGTATCGCGGATGATACTCATACCCTTGGGTATGTTACCAGTGTGTGCGATTTCTGTTCTGTTGAATTTTGACATGGTCTTGATTATGCCCCTTAGTAGCTTCCGCCGAGTTGTTCACCGAGTTCGTCGCTGAGTGCGTGTGCGACTTCTGGTCCGAGGGGCACTCGCTTTTTGGTACCATCTGGGAGGTCGAGTTCGACTTCTGCTCCGGTGACTGTCACGCTACGGTCGTCAAATGGAGCTTCGGGGGAGCTTGACATTGGGCTGTCGTAGTCTCCGCCGTAGCTTTCGCCTGAGAATTCAGTGTCGAGATGGACGTTGAAGATCAGTTGGTCGGGGTCCATTTGGCCGGAGGATACTCCGTCTGTGAGACCGAGTCGTTTGGCTACTTCTTGTAGGACGGCTGGGGCTGGGACGTCGGTGTTGACTGGGCCGTCTCCGATGAACCACTGGTTTTCGTACCAGTATAATCCAATTGTAGCGTCGTGCTGTTCATTGGTTTGATTATATGGTCCTTCTTCGATGGTTTCGTCTTCGCCTTTGATCTTTTGATCGACGAAATCGGGCCGACCGTTGCCGTCCTTGTCTTCTGCTTCTTTTAGGAACGCCGGTTTGTCATCGCCTTCTTCAGAGCCTTCCTCCGATTCTTCTTCGTCATCGGAGTCGTCGTCTTCGTCGGAGTCTTCTCCGTCTCCGTCGTCCGATTCTTCATCTGAGCTTGGCGGCGTAGGAGGCTCCGGATTATCGTCGCCTCCATCTCCGTCACTGTCGTCGTCGGAACCGTCATCTTCGTCGTCGGAGTCGTCGTCGGAGTCGAATTCTGGGGGCTCATTTCCTGCATCGTCATCATCTTCTGGGAATTCCGGCTCTTCATCTGGTGCTTCGCCGGTAGGGACCATAGTACCATCTTCTTGTGGAGCTACGTTCATTTCTTCGCCAGTTTCCTGGTTGACCATCTTCAGACTGAACATTTCGTCCATTCCGTAATCAGAGCCCGAATCGGGGTCATCATAAACGGAAAGCATGTCATCGTCTTCAGCATCGTCATCCATTCCGCCCATTTCACCCATACCACCGGCTTGGCCGATAGCATCATCCAGATCGTCGTCTTCAAGCTCACTAAGTGGGCTCATGGACTCAACAATCTGAGCAACCCAAGTGTTGAACTGCTTAGGGTCAGTATCAGAAAGCTGAAGACTGCCTAAAGCACTTTCGCACAATGGATTTGGAACGGGGACAGTAATGGAACCATCATTAGAACGCAATTCCATATTATTTAAATTGGAATGGCCCAAGATGAATTTTGTATTTTCACAAATACCATGGCTCACACCATCACCAACATTGGCCCATTCTACTACTGGGTCCTTGTTGTCGCTGTTGTTGATACCAAGGGGATTGGTGTTCGGACCGCGAAGTTGTTCTTCTTCGACAGCTTCGTCGTCTTCGTCCTCGTCTTCCCCTTCACCAAGGTTCCGGATTGACGCTTGTTTCGGGTTCTTTCCGGATTGAAGTTCGAAGGAATCGTCGTCCTCGGAGACTTCTTCCATGTCAGCTGATTCGTAAGCGGCAACTGCCTCTTGAACCACTTGCCAGGTCGATGCCTTTGGATAAGTGATTTTCAAGATGGAGAGAGCACCTTCAGCAGCTTCGGTGATGTTGGTGGTACCGGCGTTCATCAAGGAATGCATTGTACCAATTACATCATCAACCAATCCGCCTTCTTTAAGGATTTTTTGGCCGTATGTGCTGACGGATTCACTGATTTTCTTTGGATAGGACGTGGCTGGCATGTCGTCCTCGGAGCCCTGTTTCATTTCGTAATGAACGGGACTTTGGACGCTTTCACCGAAAGGGTTGTCCTCTTCCTCTTCGTCCTCCTCACCATCGAGGCCACCGAAGTCGAAGTCGTCTTCTTCCTCTTCAGCTCCACCAACTGCGAGTGGGTCCGAGGCTCCGCCACCGTCGCCCACTGGGCTTTCGTCGGTGTCGGCTAGATCAACGTCGAGTTCGTCGGTTTCGATGTCAGTATCCATGCCTAGAGCATCGTCGCCCATGGCACCTTCGAGGTCTTCTTCGGCTCCGCCTTCTCCGCCGCTTTCGCCGCCGATTTGGATGAGTGGGCTGTTGATGGTGATTGTGGTTCCACCGCCCTCGCCTTCGACATCGGTTGCTACTGCGTCTCCAGCAGCATCGTCGAGGCCGTCTCCGCCGTCGTCAAGACCGTCTAGGTCGAAGTCGTCGGTTTCTCCGCCGCCGATGTTATCGAAGTCGTCGAGTGTTTCGGTGTCTTGGAGTTCGTCTCCGACAGCAGCCACGACATCTTCAGCTTCGAACATGGTTGCTTCGTCGACCTGTTCGCCTTTGAGGCGTCCAATCAACGACTGCATCTTCTCGTTGAGGTTGGGGTCCTTGGCGATGCCAGGGATGTTATTGGTCATTTTCTCAAGAGTGGTGCGAAGCATCAGGATCTTGGTGTCCCGTCCGCCTGCGTCCTCGAAGAGGATTGCGATGAACTTGCTGTGTACACCTGGGAAATTCGTGGAGTTTTCGAGTCGGTGGACGTTCTCAAGGAGAACTGTGCTACCGGCCTTCTTGGCGGTTTTTCGCCATTCTTGCACGATTTTCTTCTTGTTGACCTTCAGGTTCAATTGGTGAGCCATGACGCCAACGTCTTGTGCCAATTTATCATTGAAGATAGCTTGGGTGGCAAGACAGTTCTCAACGACAGTGATCATGTCGCTTTCTCGAAGCAACGTGAACTCTTCGTCGATTTGGAGGGCTCGGCCAATTCGTTTTGCGGAGTCTTCGGTTTTTCCTTCGGCCAAGAGGCTTGCGGATTCGAGGACTGCGTTGCGGAATTTGGTGTTTTCGTGGCCTTTGAACGCGACTTGTCGTAGTTGACGAGCACGAGCTGTGAATGGCACGATTGGGTCGATCTTCAGTGAGCTACCGGACCCGTTGTAGGCAACAATTTTGCCTTCTTTGATGACTACACCGCTGGTGTAGTGGGTCTTGGCTTCGTTGATGATTTGTCCAATTTCGTCGCTGTTGAAAATCCTGTTTTCATTAACGGGTAATTGGTAGACGTTTCCATCTCGACAACGAATACGTTGGCTTGCTGGGATGACGTGGCTGGAGAAGCGGTGAAGACTCATTCGGTTGAAAGCGGAGTTAACTGCTTTCTTGTCTTCTGCTTCTACGGATTCGACCAAGAGTTTGCACGCTTCGGCGAATTCATCTTGTTTGCCTTCGTCGATGATTTCGACGGGCGTGATGTCGCTGATTTGCGGGTGAGGCTTAGCGACGTATTTGGCGAGAATGAATTGGTCCGATGTAGCGTCTTCAAATAGTAACTCAGTACCATTTAAAGCCACCAACTCCCAATTGCGGTTTACCTTGTCACCAGCTTTTCGCACTGCTTCAGCTGCTTCGTTAAGCTGCGTGTTCAGTCCGTTGTTGATGACTCGGATAAACTTTCGCACATCGATTTGTTGAGGCTTCGTGTAGGCCGACATTAGCGTAAGTATCCTATAAAACAAACGTCAGATAGATGTGAATTGCTGGATTATATTTGTCGAGAGGCGATCACTTTATCCATTGATAGATTGATCGACATCCTCTTGAGTAACAACGCCAGCCTGAGTGGACTCTTGCAACGCTACGATAGCGTTTTCGCGATCTTGATCCAATAACAATTGCTCTCTAGCAATCGTCCTAGTAGCAGCTTCTGAGATAATCTCGGAAGAAGGTAACTCCCCATAAAGCCTCTGAGTAGCCGAGCTTGACTCAAAATATTCAAACTCATAATTTTCAGAAACCTCGTCGATACCTTCGACCACTAATTGATCTTTCTTCTGCTCAATTGGTGTATTACTATTTGCTTCTCGGGCAGGAACCCCTAATAATTCATTCGATTCTATAATAGCAGAAGCAATAGAATTGTCACGTTTCGTCTTACCCATCACTACCATAGCCTTCAATTTAGACATGGCCTCAGTGATCTGAATCTCACGGTCAGTCTTTTTATCACTCTCTTCGAGCTTCTTGAGCCGATAATCAAGTGACTCACCCAATGGGTTATCATCCTCTTCACCGCCAGCAGCATCAAGAAGAGCACCACCACCAAGATCGTCACCACCTTCACCGCCGAATAGATCTTCCCCACCGCCTTCATCCCCGCCGCCGAATAGATCTTCCCCACCGCCCTCTTCTCCACCACCGAATAGATCACCCCCACCCATATCGCCTCCACCGCCACCTCCACCAAGCTCTGGAGTGGTCTCATCACCCATATCAGCATTGCCCTTAAGCATCATCTGCTGAATCTCATCCGGGCTAAGATCGGTAAAGTGGGACAAAATCCATTCTTTAGGGAACCAACCAATATCACGAAGGTCAGCCATAATATTCGCACGAGTCTGCCACGTCTCGATTCTGTACAATTCTTCCATAGCAGAATTCACCATCATGCTCGTCCAGAAAGAATTCATCTCATCACGAGAATAACCCTTAAGAGCAAGATGAACAAGAGCGATCTTCGTCAGGCCGACCGACATTACCTGTTGCACCCAAGTAATGTTCTTAGCGAAATCACTACTAGTCTGACTCAACGGTTTCCCATCAGTATCACCACCGGTCTTGTCACCAATACCCAATCGAGATGGGGGAATCTTGGTCGGAGCGATCATCTTCTTGAGGAAGTATTCAATATCATCAATCTGCCCAAGATTATCAGCTCCCTGCAATGTCTCAATATCAGGACCAGATCCATCCGGACGCTTAGGCAAGAAGAAATCGTCTTCCTGAGTCAACGGAGCGTAACGCTCGTCGAAGTTGCCGTTGGCCGGATTATAGAATTTCTTGTTCTTGAATTGTGCTGCAATCTTACGCAAGTATTCAGGAACCTGTTGGCTGGGAATATTACCAACTGGAATCGTGAATTTACGCTTCTGCGGAGCCCTGGTATTATGAACTACCATACCATTAGCTATAAAATTATGCTCACCGTTCTCAACAGTGATATCAAACACTTCTTGCTGATCTAAGATATCGATTGATTCAATAGGCTCAAACAGATCACGAGGATTTGGGCTCACAAACAACTTATAACTAGTATAGACATCATTAAGATGGTTCAATCCAGATTCTCTAGTCCTAGTGCTTATCTTCCCTGTTCTGTATCCAACCAAATCGCACAAATGTTTGAAGTCTTCAACGAGATTTTTGTTGCATAATTCTAATGCGAAGTAGTCATATCCAGACATATGGCTATTACCATCAGCTTCAATAAACCCGGTGATAAACGACTTTATCAAATCATGGCTTAGCCCGAATACCCATCCAGGAATCCTTTTAGTTTTTGATGTTCCTAAGAACCCCCAAGAACTAACAGTATTGTGTAGAATCTTGTTGCTAGACACTACTTTACGATCGTTCTCAGGACCTTCTTCCCAAGAATTAGGGCACAATGTCTTAGCATAGTTAAGGTACCATTGATTAAATGGCTTATAGTCACCAATCGCTAAGGTTATCCTATTACCAGTGGTGACCGAACCATCACCAACAATAAACCCGAGATACCTCATCAGATCTATATTAGCCGTTTTCGGTATATTGGGAACTATCTTAATCCCTTTAGATTCTACAATAAGATTGTTAGAATCAAGATTCAATATTTCACATAATTGTTGAGCCTGACTTAGCGGCATTCTCTTTCTAGCATACAAAAATTGTCTAGTCAGAGTTACGGGATGGTTCAGTTCTCTCATTGAAGACGTGATATTATCATAATCATTGCTTCTAAACAATTGATATTGTTCATCTGACAGCTTAGCGTACTCAACACCGGCCCATTGCGGTGGTAGTGAACAATTATCAGGAGAATCGGGGGTTGGAACTACAATATGGTGTCTTCCTGGAACAAGATTCTTGACATCAACATACTCCGTATTCCCCGTGTCTACATCCAACGCCAAAAATGGGTGGGTAATTGTTGCATCAAGATGGCGATATTTAGTCTTAACTCTAAAGACATCTTGAATTCCATTACTAATCCAATTCGTTACTTTAGTTAATTTAACACCATCTTCTGTATAGCAATAAGCCAAGTCGCCAATCTTTATATCCTTAATTGGAATTGGCCCGTTGCTAGTCATAATTTTACTGTCACCAGTAAGACACAACCGATAAATGACAGCCGAGCTTTCCATCAAGATCAACTGCTTGAATGCCTTACGTCCACCTTCGATAACGGACTTGCCGTAAGGGTGGAATTTGGCTTCGAAGTTAGTCAGGCGGAAGTGTACTACTTCCCATGGGTGCAGGAAGTAGGACTGGTTGATTTCCGGGTCAGAATAGTGAAAAGCGACGAGGTCGCCGTTGGCTGTTTCGATCCGTGTGAAGTTGTAGACATCTAGCCTTTTGAGGCCGACCACGCCGGTACGGGTTTTGTCGAGGACGATGCGGAAGGCACAGTCGCCGTATTTGCAGAGGTATCGTACGATGGACCGGCATTGGTGGTCCAACATGAGGGTCTTGTTGTAGAGGTTTTGTACCTCTTCTTTGACTCTTGTGCTTTCCCCGTAGACTTGGATGATGTGTCCGGTTTCGGGGTTGACTACGCAGGATTCGTCTGCGTACATGTCAAGGGCGAGAGAGATCTCGCCCATTTCATCCATTTTGTCATAATCCTTATACCTTTCTCTGCGAAAGTAGTTGACTTGGATGCTCTGTATAATGGCCGATTGTAGGCCATTGCGTTCTGGACCAGCACTAGTTAGGGAGTCAAGAGACGGCTGATCCTGGAGAATGTTTTCATGTCGATATAGACCTGAACCACTGATATAAGCTCGAAGTCTATCGAATGCTAACCAATTACTCGCCATGTTTCACCATTTTAATATTGCCAGCATCCCACAAACGTCGATAACCAGCGTTGAACATATTTTGAGATTCAGTTAGATTTGGATCAAACAGTTCACCAAGCATTCTTGATAATCTATGTTTCTGACATCTTTGTCTGGATAGTATCTCACTTTTAGTTACATATTTATAATTTGGTTTGGTTACACACAATTCTTTAAAACCAATCTTCTTGTAAACGTTGCCGGTAGAGTATCTCAAATCAGCAAAAGTGAACAAGTTAGAAATCTTAAACAATTTCATCGCATTATTAATCAATCTGGACCCACCACCAATTACTGTTGACCCATTCTTAAAAGCCATTCTTATTAATTCACAGCCACCTTTGGTTTTGCTGATAGAAACAGCACCAACGATTGATTTATTAAAAATCAAAGCAAGATAATGACGTGCTGGCCTGTGTCCTTGAAGATGGTTAGCAGAAAAGAAAAGATTGGCCTCTGATTCGCTTATTTCAATAATACCGCATTTTCTTGCATGCAATTTTGATGATCTGCCTAAATAGTGACCTATCATTGATTTTATAAGATCTTTCTGATTATTCCATTCGAAACAATAAAATTGTTTAAGAGAAATATTATTCTTAATTGCTAATAGTGCCTTATCTTGATGTTTTTTCCTTTCTTTTACTGTTTCTTGTTTATTGTAAGAATGCCAATAATAACCATGATATTCTATACCGAATTTTAATTCTGGAATATAAATATCTATTTCTAACGGTGAAATCGAAGTGCGATCATTAATAACTGTCTCATAACCTAAAGATGTGATATGATCATTGATTAAAAGCTGTCCAGAACTGGTAGAACAAAATTTGCAAGACGGTATTGTTAAATGATTGTATGGAGACTGCTGAGAGATGTTACCACAAAGATTGCATTTAAAATCGATTTTATTTTTCCAATTAATAAAAATCGTTTCGCTATAATCAAATAATTCCTTATTTGCTTTTATGGCTCTTTCGATATATTCATCATTTGTTATTGATTTGAATTTCTCTCTGTAGTCAGAATCTTCCCATCTTTCTTCTCCCATCTTTCTTTGGTTTTCAAGATATTCGCCAGATTTTTTAACATCAACTTGATTACTTCTATATTCAGAATCAAGCCAACATTGTTTTGTGGATTCTGAAAATTTTTCGGATAAACCTTGCCCAATACATGCTGGGCACTTCCAATCAATCTGATTTTCGACCACGCGGGATTTAACTCTTATAGTAACAATCCTCTCTTTGTTACATAAATCGCATCTACATATTACCTTAGGTCTGTAGGCATTTTTGACACATTCTGCACCATATCCGAAATTTCCCTTGGTGGCATTCCAATCTATCATTTACTTGCCATAATATGATTTTCTCTTGACTACAGGTGCTTCCACCTTTTTTCGGTCGCCAAGCCAAAGGTCACGGGCGAATCCGGCCACTTGATCCTCGTATGACGTGGATTCAGGACCGTTAGGTTCGTCGTGGTCGACCGATACTGGTGACACCAAATTCTGATCGTATGCGATAATGGTTTCGTCTGAAGTGGTGGTAGCGAAAGCAATATCCTGATCGATCTTGAAAGGTAATACTTTACTTTTATTTGGATCAGGATTGCTAACCAGTGCCACCAAACCAAGCCCCGCTCCGAGGCAAAGGTCATCATGACAACCGACTTCCGCACCAGTTTTACCAGTGGGTCTACCACCACGATCTCGGTGATTAATGTATGTGCACAATTGGTCATGCAAGCGTGAACTATAAACCTTCACGCATTCAGGCCGACCAAGTAGGTTGATCATCATCTTATTCAGGCCAATCTTACTAATATCAGTCGTAAAATGACCATAAGGATCAAGCTTCGGTTTTACCCCAGCTTTATCAGGAATTCTAATCCTACGCCAGAGATTAGGATAACCATACTCAAGCCGAAGCTCATCGATTACACCATCACCACCATTATTGCGTTCCACATTAACCAAAGCATTATTATAGAAACGCCCAAGCATATCAACATATGGACAAAGCATCTTCGGGATGCAACGCATCATCATTTCAGCAACTTGCTCACCAGTCTCTAGGCAAAAGACTTCAAGAGCATGAAAGTCATTGCCACGACCAGTCATCGTATCAACGCCCATCGTGTAGGTATAACCCTGTGGGGCGTCCGGGTGTTGACGGACAGGCATTTCCCAGAACCAGAGGCCCTGATTCCCTTCAAAATCGAAATCCAACTGAATCGGCTCCCGTCTGATCGGGTGCATGTATTGCTGAATCCCCTTAGCGATCTTGAGGGGCTTGCGAACCATTTCATCGATAGCATCAAGATTCAGAGCTGGCAAAACAGTCTTACCAGAGCTGACCACGCGGGCTAAGATTTCTTGGTCGAACTTCCATGTTTCTCCTTCTTCCGCTAGAGCATTATACTGCTTTTGCAACCAGGGAGACCAATATGGGCCGTACTTCTCTCTTTCTTCAGATGTAACGCATTCTCGAATACCATCACATGGGGCAATTCTAACTTGCTCGTTGGTACCCTTATCCTTGTACTCGATCTCCCAATCCATGTCATACCAATTGATGGTAATGAGATTGAACCCGTTGGCATTCTGCTCAGCTCCCTTGAGCATTTTGTAGTACCAATCACCCATACCGTTCAACGTAGAAACCACAATCACACGACCACCGTGTTGGAGTGTGTTGTGGCTCACAAGACTGTTTGATACGTAGCAGTGTTTTTCGGGGACTTGGATGTCGAATGTTTCTCGAATGTCTTCTTCGACTTTAACGATTTTGTCGACGAAGAGCTTATTCTTCACGAGCCAACTATTGATGTCGCCTACTTCATGCTTGAATAGGCCATTAATATCGTTGTATCGAATTCGTCCATAAGACCCACATCGGGTGATTTCTTCATCACCGGGGTTCTCACGAATCAGAGTGTTGCATTCGGCTTCGAAAAGGTGGACCAATACTGGATGGTCGGTGTTGTATGATTGGCCGGATTCTGCACAGAGTCGTAGGTCGTGGCGGGTTGAGTAGAAGTGTTCTGAGAAGGTGTTTCCGAGATCGGAGTCGACGATTATTAATCGGTGGTGTCCAGCCGATGTCTGGGACACTGAGATCGGGAATCCAAAATCGAACATGATGTTTTGGATGTCTCGGACCAATTCTTGGCTGTCGAATATTGCTCCGATTCGTTTTCCGCTAGCACTTTGTGAATCGATTATGCCACAAAGAACATGGTAGTAGTTGTCGCGTCCCAGTTCTAGAATCTCATCACTGATTCGTCGTTCTGTTGGTTCAGTGGTTAGCGAGATGCCGTATTTTTCGGCTAGTTCGAACGCTTTGGGAGAGCTGACTTTTAGTTGTCGTTTGTTGATGACGAATCCGTCTTGACCAAAGTATTCGGTTAAGACGTCGATGAATTCTGTGGTTTGTAGTTGGCTGTTGAATTTGGTGTGGATTTGTTTGCCGACTACGTGACCTCTGCTGAATAGGATACCAGCAAGGTAGAGTTCTGGGTTGACTTTTTTGATTTCTGGTGTGTCGCCCAATCGGACTACGATGTATTCACCGGGTGAGGCATCGTTCATGTAACGCCAGACGTACTCACCGTTGGGGTCGATGACTCTGAATCGGTGGTTGGGTGTGGTGGTGAGTTCGAGCCCTAGGTCGGTTGTGATTTTGCGGACTGGTCCTGTGCCTGATAGGTAGACTTTGTCGGCTGGTAGGATTTCTTCGTCTGTTTGTACTTTGATGTCGATGTCTTGCCATCGTTCTTTTCCGCTGACAAGCGAATCCATACGGATTAGCCCGGTGTCAGTTGTCAGTAGCGTTTCAGCTACGACGCAAGAATAACCTGATGCCCACATACGGTCCATACTCGGAATAAAGGCTGCTTCGTCAATAATATTTAGTGACGCGGAGTGGGATCGTAGAACTTCGGAGCTGCTTGTGAGTGATTTGATGCTTGAGCCATTGGGGAATACTATTTCGTGCTCGTTTCGTTTTTCGGGTTCCCAGAGCTTTTGCATCCATTCTGGTAGGTTGTCGAACAGGAAGGTGATGTTACGTCTCAAGAAGCCTTTCGCGTCGTCTTCTTTCTTGGAGATGATGAGGATGGCTTGATATGGGAAGAACATTCCCTGGTGGAGTGCGTAGGCTCCGGAGATTTGGGAGATGCCGCATTGTCGGCATTTTCTTACGAT